CTCAGCGCGAAGATCGCCCTCACGTATTCTTCGGGTTCGTCGGTACTCACTCCCTCGAAGTCGGCGAAGAGCTACACCGTGCAGCTCTACGACGCATCGTCGAACGTGCTTGACAGCGAGACGGTGGCGGTGGTGGCCGACGGCGCGTCGGGCAACGGCATAGAGAGCATAACCGACTACTACCTCGCCACGTCGGCCAGCAGCGGCGTCACCACGTCCACGAGCGGGTGGACTACCGCCGTGCAGTCGCCCACGGCCACGAAGCGTTATCTGTGGAGCTATTCTGTGATAGCCTATACCAGCGGCAGCACCACCACCGACCCGCACATCATCGCCGTATATGGCGAGCAGGGCGACCCCGGCGACGATGCCGTCTCCATAGTGGCTCTCGACGGCTCTGCCTTCGACAACGTGGAGATAGGCAGCACGCAGAAGACGGTAAGCTCCACCGTCTATCTCGCCCTCGCCGAGACGCGCTCGCTCCGTTTCGCCCTCTATCAGGGCGGGGCGCAGATAACGAGCGGCGTGACGGCGGCGATAGCGGCCGACGGACTGTACAACGCCGCCGTGTCGGTGAGCAATGGCGCGGCGACGGTGAAGCTCACCAGCGGCTCTACATACGTCGAGGCCGAGGCGTGGACTTCGGCCAGCGGCACTACCGAGGGCTACCTGCCCCGCACCAACGCATCCATAACGCTCACGCTGACATCCGACGGCGTGGACTACAAGGTCACCATCCCCTTCACCAGCAGCTACACGAAGCGGTGGGCGGAGTTCAAGCAGAGCGACTACGAGAGCCTACAGGCCATAGGGCGCGTGATGACCAACCGCAACCTCATCGACGAGATACCGCAGCCCACGATGACCGACACGGAGTTCTCCGCGATGTTCACCAACATAGGCAAGTATTCCACGCGCAACAAAGACAGCGACGGCAACTACTACGCCACGCCGCTGTTCCAGTGCTCCACGTTAAGCTCCGACAGCCTGCGCTGCCCCTTCATCAAGTTCTATTGCAAGAACCAGTACGTCTATTTCGCCGTGAGCTACGCCGACTGGGTGACGAAGACGGGGCAGTACGCCATAGAAAGCACCGCCACCGACGCGGAGAAATACGAGTACGTGCCTAAGGCGGGCTGCAAGCTCACGCTACAGGTGCTGTGCAAGGTGTCGGGCAACACTACCATATACGCCGCCATCAACGGCTACTCAAGCACGGCCTGCGCCACCGTGGCGAACGACGACATGGCCTCGTGGCAGCTCGTCACGATAGACGTTGACACCGACTCGGCGAAGGTGGACGGCACGGACAAGCTCTACATACGCTTCAAGGCCACGCAGGGCGACAGCTCCGTGTACATCGCCGACATGAGCCTGCTCTATTCGGCGGGCAGCACCGTGGAGACGGACGGCTACGTGCGCATCACCGCCGACCAAGTGTCGCTGGGCGTGCGCACAGGCCTCGCCAAGACAGGCATAGACATCACCGACGGCACGATAACGGCCACCGCCGACAACTTCCGCGTGAAGAACTCTTCGGGCGAGGAGACGATGGCGATAGACCGCGACGGCAACCTCGTGGCGGGCAGCTTCGCCGCCGAGAACGACACCGCCCGCGCCACGTTCGACGCTTCGGGCCTTCACTTCACGAGCAAGGAGGACAGCTCCGGGGTGCATATAGGCATCGACGACGGCGGCGCGCCGTTCTTCTACGGCACGGACGAGAACGGCGGGCTGCTGTGGACGCTCGGCAAGGGCGGCTACTCGCTCAACGCCACGACGCTGAAGCTCAAGTCGGGCACGGCCACCTCGTCGGAGACGGTGAGCGGCACGTCGCGCACGTTCACCTACACCGCCACGTTCACCTTGTACAACGACTCCAACACGGCGGTGACGATAAGCGCGGAAGGCATCTCCATGCTCGTGCCGAAGCAGTACTCGTCGGCAAATGCGCAGGCGGTGGGCATAGAATCGTCCATAAGCATCTCGGCGAAAGGCACGAAAGAGGTGACGCTCACCTCCACGGAAACAGGCTCTTCGAGCCAGTTCGTCCCCGCCGCCGTGACGTGCCAGATAAAACAGGGCAGCACCGTGTTAGGCTCTATAACGAGCAACGTCATGTCCTCGTAGGCGCGGGATATGCAAATAAAGCTGAAAACAGGCCGAAATGGGCTTCCCGAAAGGGCTGAACAAGCGCGGAAATCAGTAACTTTGTAAGCGTAAAAATCATACTTTGATTGAGACATATTCATATCGGTTAACGGTTAATGAAAACGTTGTTATTTTAGGTTACAATGTTATTAGTTATTGTTAATTCTACGGGGCGGCCACTCGCGAGAGCCGCCGCCCTTTCACCGAAGCCCGCAAGGGCAAAAGGAAAGAACAAAAGACAAGGCAGATGATACATGAACTCATAACAGGCCACCTCGCCCGCCACGCGGCGGTGGTGGCGATAGCCACGGCGGCGATACTCGTCTCGATGGTAGCCGACCTCATCACTGGCATACAGAAAGCCCGCCAGCGCGGCGAGGCCACCACGTCGAAGGGGCTGAAGAAAACGGCGGAGAAAGCCGAGAAATACTTCATGCCCTACATAGTCATGGTGTGCGTCGACGCGATAAGCTCCGCCATCGTCCCCATCCCGGTATTCTCCATGCTGTGGGCGGCCTACTGCTGCCTGTGCGAGTGGAAGTCGGTGCGCGAGAAATGGTGGGAGAAGAGCGAGATAGAGCGGCAGAACCGCACCATGCGCGTGATAGTGGAGAACAAGGACGACATAGCGAAGCTCGTCCGCGAGATACTGTGCGAGGGCGGCAGCTCCGCGCCGATCGGCGGCACGCTCCCCGACAAACCGAAAGAAAACAGCAAGCCATGAGAACGTCACAGGAGGGGATAGACCTCATAAAGAGCTTCGAGGGATGCCGCCTCGTGGCCTACATCTGCCCTGCGGGGCGGCTCACTGTGGGCTATGGCCACACCAACGGTGTCACGGAGCATCAAGAAATAACGATGGAACAGGCCGAGGCTTATCTGAAAGACGACCTCCGCTCGTTCGAGAAAGCCGTGTGCGGCCTCTATCCCGCCGCGTCGCAGAGGGAGTTCGACGCTCTCGTGTCGCTCTCCTACAACGCGGGCGTGGGGGCTGTCAGCGGCGGCTTGTTCGCCCTCATCAAGCGGGCGGCGGGCAAGACGGCCATACGTAAATGGTGGACTTCGCACTACGTCACCTCGAAAGGCAAGCGGCTCGCGGGTCTCGTGAGGAGGAGAAAGGCCGAGGCCGCGCTCTACTTCGGCGACGGCTGGAGGCAGCACGCCACGTAGAGCGGCGCGAAGCCGCCAAGCCGCGCGGCCACTGATAAAGACACTTGGTTGTTTTTATGTTATATTATAATTCTCTTTTTTTAGTTTTTTATATGGTATTAAGGGAAGGCCAGTCCCGCAGCGATGCGCGGCGCGGCCTTTTTTCTTCGCCCCCTTGCGCGAGTTAATAAATAAATGCGTAACTTTGCAAAAAGACCAAGATAATGGAAGAACTGAAAAGCAAAGACACGGCCTTGCTTGTACATATAGAGCATACAAAGCCGATAGAGGTGAGCGATTTCGTCAAGACCCTCAATGCCATCAGCGGCCTTTTCGCTGATTATGTCAGCAAGAACGGAGAGTGTACAGAAATAGCCCGGTCAAAGCTCTATGTAGAGAAAATCGAGCAGGGCTGCATAGACATACATCTATGCGAGGTCGCGTCCGCAGCCCTTATCCCTTTTATGGAGAGCGCGAATGTCATATTTGAATTTGCGGGGTATATAAAAGACATTGTGAATTACTATACGCGGGGCATCGGGTACAAGCCCGAACTGACCCAAAAGGAATTGGGGGAGGTACACGACCTTTTTTCAGTTGCGGTGAAAGACAGGGGGGCAGTGGCGACAATCGGGGCAATAAAGAAAGCGGACAAGGTGAACATATTCAATGATTGCACGTTTAACTCCTATGACGGCAACGCCGCACAGAACCAAGCCCGGACAGGAAAAGAGGAACGCGACGGCGAAGAGGGCAACGAGAGGGTGTGCAAACGCCAGCTCATGAAAATATACCAGATGCGCAGCGACTTGTCAAACGACGCTGGCAACAAGGCCATTATTGATGCCATTTCCTCAAAAAGGATAAACTTGTGCTTCGAGACCGACGAGCTGAAAATGACGATACTCAATTCCGACAACAACCCGATAAAGAAAATTTTCCTCGTTGATGTGGTGGTTCAAACGATAAATGGAAAAATCGCGGCATACAAGGTGACATCCCTGCATGACATAATGGATTACGAAGAATGACACCCGCGCACTGTGGCAGGATGAATTTAGGCGGCAGACCCCACGACAAAGAGGGTTGCCTCCTTTGTTTTCCCGCTGTTTTTCCGTATCTTTGCGTCAACAAACGGCAAGGATATGAAGTTTTTGGTCAACATTTTCTGTATGTCAATTTTCGCCGCCCTGCTTTCGGGCTGCAAGACGAAGTATGTGGAAGTCCCCACGGTGAGGTGGCGCGACAGCGTGGCCTATCAGCTACGGCGCGACAGCGTGTTTCTCCACGACAGCGTGGCGGTGAACACCTACACTCGCGGCGACACCGTGTTCAGTGAAAGATACAAGACAAGGACAGAGTACCGCGACATCCTGCGCCGCGACACCGTGGGCATTATTCGCCGCGACACCGTGGCCGTGCCGTACAGGGTCACCGAGACCGTCTATCGCCGCCGCTGGTACGACCGGCTCTGCGCCGCCCTGCTCGTAGCGTCCCTCCTGCTCAACGCCCTGCTGTGGGCGAGGGGGAAGATAAAATAAGTTTCCTTTTTCAGTGACGGAAGTTCCGTCCTATCGGAAACTATCTTTTCCGTCCTTTGCCCGATTGCCCTACCTTTGCCGTAATTCCGATAGTGGAAGAAACTACTAACACTTAAAGATTATGGCAGAAGAAACGAAAGTGACGGAGAAGGTCTATTGCTATGACCATCCGTCGGCTTACAGCGGCGGCAACAACGCTGCCACGGCGGCAATGTGCGCCGCGATGATGAACGGCAGGGAGAGCAACGACACCGCGACGATGGCCGCGATGATGAACGGCATGAACAACCAATGGAACAACCCATTTTGCTATTTGGTGTGGATGATGTTCGCAAACCGTTTCTTTGGCGATGGGCAGAACGGCCAGAATGCGCAGAACATCGAGATGCAGAACCAGCTACAGGCTATCCGCTCGCAGTTGCAAGACAACCAAAACAGCAACCTCCTCATGGACGCAGTGAAAGGCAACAACACGGCTATCGGCCAGCTGGCGCAAAACTTGAACTGCGACTTCAACACACTCAATGCGTCTATCAGTGATGTGCGGACTGGCATAAGTGAGTTGTCGGGACAAGTCGGCTTGTCGGGTGAGCGCGTTGTCAACGCCGTTCAGTCCGGCAACGCAGCCGTGACATACGCTCTTCAGAACTGCTGCTGCCAGACACAGCAGGCAATCCTCAAGATGGGCTACGAGAACCAGCTCGCCAACTGCCAGCAGACGAACACACTCCAAAGCGGACAGCGCGACCTCGGGCAGGCCATAACGCAAGGCTTCTCATCCACCGCCTACGAGACGCAGAAGCAGACGTGCGACATCATCACGGCGGGGC